TGTAATTGAAATGAGAACGGGACAACTTTTAAACTTGTCTGAGTTTGCTGTTGAAAAAGTAGGAACTAAGCAAGCGACTAGAAACCAGAAAACCATACGAGCTTCCATAGATGATTTTTTAAGGGAAGCCCGTAAAGACATTGTTGACGGAGACGTAAGCAAAATGGTTATTGGTGACAAAAAACCAACGGATGTTCCAAAAATAAATGAAACTAAATTAAAAAACTGGTTAGCGGACAACGAAGAACTCTTAAAGTATTACCCTAATTTAAAGAATGATTTAAATGACGTTCAATCCGCTCAAAGATTATTTACTATGTGGGATGCTAGAAGCAAAAAAGTAGATCAAAGTTTAATAAATAGTACTTATCTTTCAAAAATGATAGATAATAAACATCCTATTGCAGCTATAGAGGAAGCTTTAAATAATAAAAGCTCCAGTGGAAATAGAAATACGGTGCAAGGACTTATTAAATTATTCAGACCGCTTAAAGGTGATGAACGAGCTACAACAGCTATGTTTGAAGCTGTTATAAACAGAGCTTTTATCGATTCAGGTGGATCAGGAGGTTACATAAACGCTAAAGCTTTTTACAATTCGTTTTATGCGCCTTTCCCCGACAACCCTTCCGTTAACTTAATGGGTATGCTTGAGTCTCAAAAAATAATAACGGGCAATCAAGCTAAACAAATTAAATGGATGTCCACAACGCTTCTTAAAGTAGAGGCCGCAGACAAAGCCGGACAATTAATAGGTAAAGATGGTAAAATAAATGAAACTTTAGTAGCGGAGACTGGAGCTTTCTTTGATTTTGCAATATCCGCCGTTGGTTCCGCTTTTGGTACAAGAACAGGAAAATTATTAACGGGTGGAAGTGCCGGACCCGCTTCTATGAGATTTGCGACTTCTGGTGGAAATCTTTTAAGAAGTATTTTAGTAAATGTTCCGGCCAGTGAAAAAATAAATTTAACAACTGAATTGTTTACAAACCCTCAGTTGTTTTTAAATTTTTTAAAAAAGCCTAAGAATGCCAAAGAAAAACTTCAGGTACAAAATAACATTATAAATATTCTTTCTAAGACCGCGCGTACTGCGGGATTTGATAAATTAATAAAAGCAACTCCAACTGTAATAAGAGAGATCGGCGAAGAAGCTGATACTCCTACCGATGAAACTATTGAATACTTAGAGCGAAGAGATGCAAACAATGACAAACAGAGTTCGGTTGAGCCGAGGATCCAAGCGGGTATTCCCACCACCCAATTAGCCTCTAATCAACCATTTTTGAGCGGACTGAACATCGCTCCCGCGGAAGGCGGTGGCTCCTCCGCCGCCTCCGCGAATACTGACAAATCCCAGTATGCATCTTTATTTCCAAATGATATTATATCAGGAATGATACAGCCCACAGCTACTATGGCTCAAGGTGGAGAAGTGCAATACATGGCCTTCGGGGGAGATCCAAGCGCTGGCGCAAACGTTGGCGGTGGAGGCATGGATATTGGCTCAACTCCCACAGATGAAACAGGCCAAGATAGTGATATGGACTACACAGATGTTTATAGTAAAGAAGATATGCAACAAGCTACCGACAAAGGGCTTGAACAATATTCTCCTGTAGGACCTATATCTTATGACCCATTTGGCTATTTACAAAATAAAATGAACCAACATGCTCGAAACTCTTTGTCTAGAGGTGTAAGTCCTAGCTTTAGCAGAGATGCCAAGGGTAATGTTACGTCTGTTACAGGACCTGGAGGTCCTTCTTCAGGAATGCCCGGTATAGGTAGTTTATTGTCTATGATCGGAACTAATATGGGTTTTACGACTACCACAGGATATAACCAAGACAAAAGTAAAGATAATGGAAATGATGGTAACAACGATGAAGAATTATTAATAAGAAAATATAATCCTAATGTTAGAGTTGCAGATTATGTTTCTAGTGCGGATGTCTATAATAGGAATCCTAATCAATACACGGTAAACACATCAGGTATAAATTCATTAAGGAAAATATAAATGAAACTAAGTCCAAACTTCTCTTTGGCTGAGTTAACAAAAAGCCAGACAGCAGAGCGTAAAGGTATATCCAATGTGCCCGACTCTGACGCTATAGAAAATTTAAAATCACTTGCAGAAAATATCTTGCAACCCATACGAAACGAATTTGGATCCTTTATGATATCGTCAGGATTCCGTTGCCCGGAGCTCTCAATAGCGATTGGAAGTTCCAAGAACAGTCAACATTGCACAGGAAGCGCGGCTGATTTTGAGGTGGCTAACGTAGATAATTATCTTCTGGCGCAATGGATACGAGACAATCTGGTATTTGATCAGCTCATATTGGAGTGCTATACGGGCGGAAATAGTGGTTGGATCCACTGTTCTTACGCACAACGAGCTCGTAAAGAATTATTAACATACGACAGAGTAAACAAATACAGACAAGGTTTAATTAAGTAACCATCTCTTTGTATCTTCTCCCAGAACTTCCCCTGCCAGATCAATTTTTTCTCGCAAAGATTTGACTATTTTCTCGTCTATTGTGTTTTCCACAATTAAATCTATATAGGTAACGGCTTTCTTCTGGCCAATTCTATGAGCTCGATCTTCTGACTGTAGTCTTATTTCTAAATCATAACTGTTACTAAAATAAATAATAGTGTTAGCGGCGGTAAGAGTAATACCGTAACCACCCGTTTTAGGTTGACCCACAAAAAACCGTAATGGGTTGTGGATATCTTGGAACTTATCCACAGTATCTTGTCTATCTTCCTGCTTGGTTGCGCCATAGTACGTTGCCACCGAATCGCCGCCGTACCTAGAAGACAGCGCTTTTTCTATCTCTATAATATCATGTGTATAATTACACCATATAATGATTTTACCTGAGCATTCTTCAATCGCGGCCAACATCTCAGTCAGTCTATTACTATCTAATACCTTCATCTCACCTTCGTCACTCACAAGATATCCACAGCATATCTGTTGAAGTCTCATGATCTGCGTAAGAACACTAGCCGTTGTTGCAAGCTGATCGTTGTCTAACTTAGCCAAGGCATACTTCTTCATCTGCGCGTACAACTTAGTTTGTTCTACGGTCAACGGCACATTTCTTCTGGTGTATATCTTTTCTGGTAAATCCAAACAATCTTCCTTCAAAACTCTTGTGCTAAATTTATTTAGCTTCTCGTTTAATTCGTCTAAGCGTCTATAGCCCGTAATTTCATTAAAGCTTCTAGGCCCCATAATTCTTTTTTGTACAATAGCGTATCTATTTTGGAATGCAAAAAAACTAGCCTGATCTAAAGCCATAGGATCTAGAAAGGCGCATTGAGAGTAAAGATCCATAGGACTTTTTGTAACCGGAGATCCGGTTAGTATTCTTTTGTATTTAGCGTACTTACTTAACTGCATTATATTTTTAGTACGAGACGCTTTGCGGTTCTTAATAGTCGTGCTTTCATCCACAATCATCATGTTGTTTGGGTTCTTCTTTAAAAAGTAGTAGGCGGCTTTCTTTCCACGGTCCGAGCTAAAGGCCTCCACGTTCATAACAAAAAACTTAAGGCCCTCGAACGTATCAAACACTAAGGCTTGCATGTCTTCTTGGAACTTTTTAGTAGACGATGGTGTCCACCTGACAATATTTCTGGCAATGTTATCATCTAAGTGAGCGGGTATTTCTCCCTTAACCCAGTTATCATAAACACCTTTAGGCGCTATGATTAATACCGAATCAATTTCTTTTTTATAATAAAGCTTTCCTATAGTATCTATAGCCACCTTGGTTTTACCAAGGCCCATCTCCATAAAAAGAGCAAAATAGGGTAGTTCCCAGCTATTATCTAAAGCTACTTTTTGGTGCTCAAAAGGTTTAGTTTTAAATTTAAACAATTATTTTATCTCCACGCTTGACATCTATATTACATTATGCGATTTATTATATTAATGCAAGGCTATAAAAAAGTCTTTAACCACGAAACAGCAAATACGAAGGAAAAAAACATGGTAGATGATTTGTTTCAAGAAATGCAACAAGACGCTTCAGATAAGCGTTCTGGTGTAGAAAGCACAGACACAGGACGGTTAACCGATGTGTCTAAGCTCGCGGCTAAAATAATCCAAAAAGAATCTAAAGTTAAAACTCTTGAAGAGGAGCTTAAAGCAACAAAGAAAGAATTGTTGGAGCTCACCGATCAAGATCTTCCTGCGGCTATGGAAGAGATTAATATGGAAAGTTTTACGTTAAAAGACGGTTCAGAAGTTAAGATTATGCCAACCTATGGCGGTACAATCCGAGCTGATGACAAACCTCAAGCGCATACTTGGTTAAGAGATAACGGCTATGGTGATTTAGTTAAGAACACCATCTCTGCTAATTTTGGTATGGGCGAGGATAATTTAGCAAAAGACTTTTATCAGTCGGCCATCGATAGAGGCTTTCAGGTTGATAAGAAAGAAGCGGTGCATCCTATGAGTTTAAAGTCATGGGTGAAAGAGATGACAGAAAAGGGAAGCGAATTTCCAAGTGATCTGTTCGGCGCGTTTATAGGTAAAAAAGCAAAAATAATGAAAGGGAAATTGTAATGGCTAATACACCAGTTAAGAAGCAAGAATCTGAGGTTGTGGCACAAGATGCTAATATTTTAGATATGTCAATGTTTGTGGCGGACTCAGGCGTTGGTAATAAAGAAGTTGATCAAGATAGTTTAAGTATACCGTTTCTTAAAACTAATTTGACTAAACAGATTAGAGCTTTACATAAGGGCTCTAGTGAAGGCGATGTTATTAATACAGTCACTAATAGCATCTATAATGGGGAAAACGGTTTTAAAGTTATTCCTTGTGCGTACCAAAGACGTTTTATTCAATGGTCACCGCAAGGCGATGATAACTCCGCTCCGATTGCTATCTATACTAATAAGGAAGCTTGTCCTACTACAGAAAGATCTAAGGAAGATAATAAAGAATATCTAACTGATGGTTCTGGTCAATACATAGAAGATACGCATCAGCATTTTGTTCTTGTATTGAATGACGATGGATCAACTGACGTTGGTATGATCGCTATGAAGTCTACTTCTTTAAAGAAAAGTAAGAAGTGGAACTCAATTATTGCGGGCAGAAAGATGACAACTCCAGAAGGTTCTGTCTTCAGCCCACCAAGATTCGCTCATGTCTATCATCTTTGGACTTATTTAGAGGAAAAGAGCGGATACTCTTGGTATAATTGGGAGATGAAGTTGGAAGGTCAGGTGACTGAAAGAGCTCATTACGATGAAGCTAAGATGTTTGCCTTATCCGTTGAAAAAGGCGATGTCAATGTTAAGCATGAGCAGGAAGGTGGGACTTCGTCTGCTCCTGCGGATCTTGGCGTTTCTGATGATAAGATACCGTTCTAATGTGGCAATCTTTTAGCGCTATCTTTGATGGCCTAGAAGAAGCCTTTGGAACGTATAAGATAGATAAAACCCAAGCCAATGGAAAATTGTCCGGGAGAGCGGCCTTAGTGCGCGAACCTCGGACAAAGGACCATTGGCTTGGGCATCTTAGCGGTAAAGGCAATTCTCTAGGTATCATACCCATCAACGCAGAAAATAACTGCAAGTGGGGGTGTATAGACATTGACCAGTATCCGCTAGATCACAAGTCTTTAATTGAAAAAATTAGGCGGATGAAACTGCCTCTTGTGGTTTGCCGATCTAAGAGTGGTGGAGCTCATTGTTTTCTGTTCACAACAGAATGGATTCAAGCTAAGGAGATGCAACAGACGCTTCAGCATATCTCTGCCGCGCTTGGCTACGGTCAAAGTGAAATATTTCCAAAACAGATCCGCTTACAATTAGAGCGTGGAGACGTAGGAAACTTTTTAAACTTACCTTATTATGACGCTGAGGGTGGCCTACGATATGCCATAAAGGATGACGGCACCTCTGCGACCCTAGAAGAATTTATAGCCTTGTACGAGACTTACAAACAGACTTTAGAACAAGTCATGGCTTTACAGATAGAAGACGCGAAAGACACTCCTATCAAAGATGGCCCACCTTGCCTCCAAACTCTTTGCGCAAGCAAAATATCCGAAGGTGGGCGAAACAATGGATTGTTTAACATAGCGGTTTACTTACGCAAAGCGTATCCAGATAGTTGGGAAACTGAAATCCTTACATACAACATGATGTATTTTGAGCCTCCGCTTCCTCTGTCAGAAGTTAACGTGGTAGCGAATCAGGCCAAACGTAAGGACTACGCTTACAAATGTAATGACGCTCCTATTAATTCACATTGTAACAAAGAACTTTGTCGAACCCGAAAGCATGGCGTTGGATCAGCCGTACAAGGAGCTACTATAGCAAACCTTAGAAAGTATAATTCAACACCGCCCGTCTGGTTTATGGATGTTAACGCTGAACCATTGGAGCTCGACACAGACGCTCTACTATCTCAGCCCACTTTTCAAAAGGCTTGCATGGAGCAGTTAAACTTTATGCCTCGCACCGTTGGTAAGCCAATGTGGGAAGGACGAATCAGTACGTTGCTGACGGAAATGAAAGAAAACGAGGCTTCCATAATCGAGGTGGCGGAAGACGCTAGTACTTCTGGACAGTTCTATGATTATCTTGAGGAGTTCTGTAGACACTTACAACAAGCTCAGGCCAAAGAAGAAATACTTCTGCGCCGACCTTGGACGGACGAAGAAGATAACGTGACTTATTTTAGGTTAAGAGACTTTGAGAACTTTCTAAAAAAGAATAAGTTCTTTGAATATAAGTCTCACAAAATTGCCCAACGCTTACGAGACATTAACGGGTCCAGTACTGTTATGAAAATTCAAAACAGGTCCGTAAGAGTTTGGGCAATACCCGCTTTTGATAGTGTAGATTTTGATGTTAACCCGCCCAATATGGGTACTAAACAGGAGACACCGTTTTAATGGAAGAATATGTAATGCTAAAGGCCGATGGTCTAGATGAAGCTATAATTGGAGTTGGTTCTAGATGCGGACAAGACGATATACTTATTTATGATTATGAAAAATGCGTTGAGGTTTTTATGAAGCGAGAAGGTTGGACATACGAAGAAGCCGTGGAGTGGATGGATTTTAACGTAGTTGGAGCGTGGATGGGAGAAGGAACTCCTATGTTTCTTTATAAGATACATGATTGGGACGAAGTTGTTGGGAATGAGACAGCTCACTAATGTTTAGAATATTTGGACCTCCAGGTACTGGTAAGACAACCACGCTGTTAAATATGTTGGACAAAGCTCTTGATAGTGGCGTGTCTTCTAACAGCATTGCATTCCTTGCGTTTACCAGAAAAGCCGCAAGCGAAGCCAAGGAGCGAGCCTCCGCTCGTTTCCATCTGGATCCTGACAAAGACTTATTTTATTTCCGTACCTTACACAGTTTAGCTTTGTCCATGAGCGGTATTCGTACTGAACAAGTGATGGACAAAGAGCATTACAAAGCCCTTAGCGAATTAATCTCTGTGCCTCTCGTCTCACGGTCCTCACTAGAGGATGACATTGGCGATCGACAAGCAACTGACCATCCTATTTTGAGTTTAATAAACTTAGCCCGGCTTTGCAAAAAGCCTTTAAGGGAACAATACAACCAGACCTCAATGGAGTTTGATTGGAACACCGTTAATTATGTGAACAAATGTTACACAAAGTACAAAGATCAATACGAGCTCTATGATTTTACTGACATGCTACAATGTTTTATTGATGAAGCTGAAGTGTCTTGTCCTAAGTTTGATCTGGTATTCCTTGATGAGGCTCAAGATCTTAGTCCTTTGCAATGGGACATAGCTCACATATTAGATAAGAACGCCAAGAAAATGTACGCGGCAGGCGATGATGACCAAGCTATATATAGATGGGCCGGAGCTGACGTTGAACAATTTATTACATTAGACGGCTCAAGTGAAACCTTGTCACAATCATATCGTGTCCCAAGGCGGATACATCGAACCGCTGAAAACATCGTATCCAGAATACGAAGCCGATACCCTAAAAAGTATGAGCCTAAAGATAGTGAAGGATGCGTTAGCTACATCTCCAGTTTAGACGATATAGATGTATCATCTGGTCAATGGCTGATTTTAGCTCAGGCCGGATACATATTAAATCCCGTTGTTGAAATGTTACGATCCTCCGGTTATCTCTACACGCATAAAGGCAATCGATCCATCTCCAGTAAAATATCTTCTGCGGTTAATGGATGGGAACAACTGCGTAAAGGTAGAACGGTTACGGTAGAAACAGTTCGAGATATCTACAGTTTTATGTCCACGGGTGTACGAGTTAAACGAGGCTTCAAGACTTTAAGTGGCGCTGACGATGGTAACCTATTAAACTTAGCTCAGTTACAAAACGAGTGGGGATTGATAATTGGTGAAGAATTAATCTGGAGAGAAGCTTTAGATCGTTTACCTGAAGAAGCTAGAGTGTATATTACGGCTATGCTTAGACGAGGCGAGAAGTTTAATGCAGAACCTCGTATTACAGTATCCACGATCCACGGGTCAAAAGGTGGCGAATCAGAAAACGTAGTTGTATTCACAGATCTATCTCCGTCAGCTGACGATGCTATGAGTGAAGGTAATGATGATCTGCATAGAGTATTCTATGTGGCCGTAACACGAGCCAAAGAGAATTTGTTTATTGTAGAAGCTGAAGATAGTAATAGGAGCTACGCTATATGAAATACATGGAGTATATGAAAATGAGACAAAAAGACATGGTAAATCATCCTGATCACTATACAAACAGTTCTATTGAGACAATAGACATAATAGAATCCGTCACAGCTGAAGGTTTTCAGTATTATCTTGAAGGTAATATATTGAAATACCTTACACGCTACAGACATAAAAACGGTATCGAAGATCTTAAAAAGGCTCAATGGTATCTTAACAAACTAATAGAGGTACAACATGACTTTACAGATGGCGATGTTCACGACTAAATCAGAATGGGTTCCACCACACGAGCTCCCCGATCTAAGCGAAGCTAAGACTATAGCTATCGATGTCGAAACCAAAGATCCAAATCTAAAAACCAAAGGTCCCGGATGGCCTACTGGAGATGGTGAAGTGGTGGGATACGCCGTAGCCGTAGATGGTTGGAAAGGTTATATACCAATTCGCCACGGGGGTGGAGGAAACATAGATGAAAGAATTTGCAACAACTGGATGAAAAAGGTTTGCGAATCACCCGCTGATAAAGTTATGCACAACGCGCAATATGATGCCGGATGGCTCAGGAGAATGGGTTTTAAATTAAATGGACGTATCATTGATACAATGGTTATCGCATCTTTATTAGATGAAAACCGCTTCAGCTACAGTTTAAACGCGTTAGCCTTCGAGTACCTTTCAAAAACAAAAAGTGAAAAGAACCTGACTCAAGCCGCTCGTGATTTCGGAGTGGATCCCAAAGCTGAATTGTGGAAGCTCCCAAGTATGTATGTCGGGCCTTACGCCGAAGTGGACGCGGAGCTGACATTGGAACTCTGGAATTACTTTAAGCCACTCATCACTAAGGAGGATCTCTGGAGTGTCGTAGATTTGGAGCTCGCGGTCTTGCCAGTCCTCATAGATATGACTTGGAAAGGTGTCCGAATCGATTTGAACCGGGTTGAGCGGACCAGAGACTTCCTTCTCAAAGAAGAAAAGGCCATGTTGGCTAAGATCAAGCATGTGACGGGAATGAATGTGGAAGTCTGGGCGGCGCAATCTCTTGCCAAAGCGTTTGATACCGTTGGGATAAACTATCCAAAGACTGAAAAAGGTGCTCCATCATTTACTAAGTCCTTTCTGTCCGATCATAATCACGAATTACCACAGATGATACTTAGAACAAGATCACTTAACAAGACGAATGGTACGTTTATTAACACTATTATGAAGCACACGGCTCACGATGGACGAATACACTCACACATAAATCAGATCCGGTCCGATGATGGTGGTACCGTTTCAGGCCGAATCAGTATGAGTAACCCTAATTTGCAGCAAATACCCGCTCGTGATCCTGAGTTAGGACCTATGATTCGCTCTTTGTTTCTGCCAGAAGAAGGTGAAAAGTGGGCTAGTGTTGACTTCTCGCAACAAGAACCACGAATCTTGGTTCATTACGCCCACGCTTATGGTAAATCTCAAGGCCATGACATGAAAGGCGTACAAGAATTTGTGGATGGTTACCAAAATGACCCTGATATGGACTTTCATACCATGGTAGCTGACATGGCTAAAATAAACCGCAAGCAAGCCAAGACGATCAATTTGGGTATGATGTATGGTATGGGTGTGAACAAGCTATCAGATCAGCTTGATATCCCCCTAGAGGAGGCAAAGAACCTCGTGAGCCAGTACCATGAACGCGTTCCTTTTGTGAAAATGCTCATGCATGGTGTAATGAATAAATTAAACTCAAGACAAAGCTCAGGTTCTATCCGATCGATCTTAGGAAGAAAGTGTCGTTTTGATCTCTGGGAGCCCGATACCTTCGCGATGAATAAAGCTTTATCCTTAAAAGATGCGCTCAATGAACACGGCCCAACGACCAGACTAAAGCGAGCCTACACTTACAAAGCTCTTAATCGTTTAATTCAGGCCTCAGCCGCTGACATGACAAAACAAGCTATGGTGGATATTCATAAACTAGGTATGACACCACTTATCCAGATCCACGATGAAATTGCCATGTCCGTTTCTAACGATGATCAAATTGATTCGATGGTATACGCTATGGAAAACGCCGTGAAGCTAGGCGTTCCTAACAAAGTTGACGTAGAGATTGGGCCATCGTGGGGCGAATCTAAATAATACATTGACTAGATTGTATAAAATCGCATATGATCTGACAAAAGAAAAAGGATTATGCGATATGGATACTGAAAAATGGAAAAGCATTCTTGTTCCTAAAGATGTTTATTTAGAAATCAAGAAGATAGCTTCAAAAGAAGGTCGAACTTTGGGCGGACAACTCCGGTTCATTTACTCTCAATACGTTTCCGAAGAAGAAAAGAGAGTAAAAGAACTGGTGGATGCTGAGATGTCGTTAAGAAAAGCAAAAGAATACTCTGAAGCTAATGGCTAGATGTATCTTTGTTTTGCATTATTTTTGATGCTTCAACGCCTAGATTATATAAAGCGTCCGTCATAGGTCCATCCGAGGCCTTTTTACCTCTTCCAGATAGAAAAACTTCAACGGGATCATTCGTCTCTGGATGAAATGATACTGTCACGGCTAGTCCTTCTCCGACATCGGTGGTTACGCATGGTCTTCTGTTTGGTAAATCTAACATAGGTTCCTCCTTTAAAAAGTCATTGTATAAACTATTTTATTATTTTCCTAGTCTT